AACGAATTTAAGACTTTTATTTGGAATAACGGGAAACCACAAGCGATGCGTAGTTATCATGATGATTTGGTGATGTCTTTGGCTATAGGGTGTTGGGTAAGGGACACGGCTTTAACAGTTAACCGGCGTAATGTTAATTACAAAAAGGCTTGTCTAGACTCTATGATTTTTACGAATTCAAAAATAAATACACAAATTGCTGGACAAGTCGGCTATGACAAAGATTGTGTTCGAAAACTTAATGAACAAATGAAAGAATATGAGCAATACTCATGGCTTTTAAAAGGATAGGTAAATGGCAGATCAGAAAGATAATCCTCGTAATTCCGAATCAACTTTATTCAGGCGCCTAACACGCCTTTTCTCAGGACCGATAACCAATTATCGGTCTCAGATGACGAGGAACTATAAGCGCAGTCAGTTAGATCATTTTTCTCAGAGATTTAAGAGTGCGAGTGGGCAGCAGTTTAAGCGTAGTGGGTATAATCCTTTTACGCAGATTCATGCATCTGCTATGGCTAACCAGCGCCGCGCTGAGCGATATACCGATTTTGATCAAATGGAGTACACACCAGAGATTGCTTCTGCTCTTGATATTTATGCAGATGAAATGACCACACACTCTTCTTTACAATCTATGCTTTCTATTAAGTGTCCAAACGAAGAAATTAAGGCGGTGCTAGACACCCTTTACCGGAACATTATAAATGTTGAATATAATTTGTTTGGTTGGGCTCGCACTATGTGTAAATATGGCGACTTCTTCTTGTATCTTGATATCGATGAACACTTGGGGATTAAGACGGTAATCGGGATGCCTCCCGGCGAAATCGAAAGACTAGAAGGAGAGGACAAAACAAACCCAAACTATGTCCAATATCAATGGAATTCCGCTGCCATGACGTTTGAAAACTGGCAAATGGCTCATTTTCGTATTTTGGGTAATGATAAATACGCTCCATATGGATCTTCTATTCTGGAAGCAGCGCGTAGAATTTGGCGTCAATTAATTTTAATGGAAGATGCGATGATGGCTTATCGTATCGTTCGTTCACCAGAGCGTCGAGTATTTTATATTGATGTTGGAAACATACCTCCTCAAGATGTTGAGCAATATATGCAGAAAGTTATGACACAGATGAAGCGCAATCAAATAGTTGACAACACCACTGGGCGCGTTGACCTGCGTTATAATCCTATGAGCATTGAGGAAGATTATTTTATACCAATTCGTGGGGATAGTAAATCAACGGTCGAATCTTTGGCTGGTGGTCAAAACACCACAGATATCGACGATGTTAAGTATCTCCGAGATAAGTTATTCTCAGCCCTCAAGATTCCAGCTTCTTACTTAACACAAGGNGAAGAAGGGACAGAAGATAAAACAACGCTCGCACAGAAGGATATTCGCTTTGCAAGAACAATTCAGCGTTTACAGCGGGCTGTGATAACTGAGCTTGAAAAGGTGGGCATTGTTCATCTTTATACTCTTGGGTTTCGCGGAGACGATCTTTTAACCTTTACTTTGTCGCTTAACAATCCTTCAAAGCTTGCAGAGCTTCAGGAACTGGAACATTGGAAAACTAAGTTTGATATCGCTGGCGCCGCAACAGAAGGCTTCTTCAGTCGTCGTTGGGTTGCTGAGCATTTGTTTAGTATGTCAGAGGAAGAATTCCTTCGTAATCAACGTGAGATGTTTTATGATCGCAAATATGATGCTCAGCTTAATGCTGCTGCTGAGGCTGCTGGCGAAGCTGAAGCAGCCCTCGCTGCTGGCGGGGACTTCGGTGAAGAACTGGGTGGCGAGGAAGAACTGGGCGGTGAGGAAGAACTGGGTGGTGAGGAAGAACTGGGCGGTGAGGAAGGGGGTGAAGAAGGCGAAGAACTGGGAGGCGACGAAGAAGAAGGAATGTTGTTGGCTGAGCCTCCTGCTAAGCGCGACATCGGCGAAGATGGCTCTTATGTTACGCCTGGAAAAAGAGACAGAGATTTTAAATGGGTTAATCCTGATAAAAGAAAAAGAGATAGATCAAAAGGCAAAAAGTATACACGAGTTAAAAGAGATAAGCGACAAGCCGGGGCTAGAAAACGAAGTTACGCTGGTCAATGGGGGCGACAATCTGCCGGTTCGTCTCGGAGGGCAACATTTCAGGGGATTAACGATTTAAATAGGCTCGGTGTTGGGATTTATACAGAAGAACAATCTATTTATGAAGAGAAGCAAAAACTAGAAGAAGCGAAACTTTTTGAAATGAGCTATGAAATTAAAAAGTTGATCGAAGGAATGGAGTCAAAAATAAATGAAACCAAAGATGAGGCATAATAAAAAAAGAAATACTGCGTTTTTATTTGAGATTCTTGTAAATGAATTAACAAAAGCGGTAGTACATAAGGATGAGGGCAAGAGGCGTAGAACATTAAGTATAATTTCTAAACATTTTGCCAAAGGCACAAATCTCTATAAAGAACTACAGCTTTATAAGGCTCTTCGTGAAACTCATGGGTTAGATAAAATTATTGCTGAGAAATTAATTTTTGAAGTCAGAGCCCAACGTAAATATATTTTGGATTCTGATGTTTTTGAGGAACAAACTGAACTGATTAATGATATAAATAAGGAATATACGAAGAGTATATTTACAAATTTTGTACCCAACTATAAGAACCTTGCTACTATTGCACAAATATTTAATTCAGATGCTCCTGTTAAGGAGCGTGTGCTGTTAGAGGCTAAGATCGTTGAAAGCCTCATAAAATCCGAAGAAAAGAAAGAAGGTAAGATGGTTCCCATTGATAATCTTGTGTATAAGACTTTTGTCAACAAGTTTAATGACAAATATGGTGATACATTAAGCGAAGAACAAAAGGGTCTTCTTGGCAGATATATTTCTTCCTTTTCCGATAACAATTTAGAATTAAAGGTGTTTTTGAATGAGGAAATAGGTAGGCTTAAGAACAGCCTCAAGAATTCCATGAAACTGGAAGAGATAAAGTCAGATAAGTCTATGTTAGAAAATGCTAAAAAGGTTTTAAGTAAGCTTGAAAGTTACGCCGAAGAAGATATCACCGAAGATATGATAAGGAGTGTTCTTAAAATTCAACAACTGGCACAGGAGCTTGATAATTAAATGGCTATTTCTATCAAAGTTGGTGCAGCGGCTGAAGAGGAAAAAGCTCAAGAAGCTCAAGAGGTCTCTTCGGTCCCTATCAGTTTCAATTTGAATATACGTCGAAGTTTAGATAATGATCTTTTAATTTATGATCACCCTGATGTCGATATTGTGGTGAAGAGTGATAAGATCGTTCTATTCCCAAAAGAGTTTTTAAGTGATATTGTGTATGACACGCAGGATCGTTTTTTTCGATTTATGCGAAAGAAAGGAATTATAAATCCTGAGACAACGCGCGCAGGAAATGTATATGGTTCTATAGAAGCTTTACTTGTTGGTAAAGAAGAGGAAAGAAGGCAGCTACCTTTGGTGGTTATGAATATTTCTAAGTTTATTGAAGAAGAAAGACCTTATTTTGAATATGTTGAAAAGTATAAACAGATGGAAGAAGATGAATATCTCGACCCTGATCGCGCAGATTCGACAGAATTGGGTGAAGTTCCACAAGGTGCCGAAAAGGGTGGTATTCGACCGGGCTTTGGTAGGGTTAGTCCATATTTTTTAAGTTATATACTATGATGGGAGTGTAATGGAATTATTATATTTTGTGTTGGCTGCGTATGGAATGACGCAGCTTTTGGTTTATGCATCAATTTTCAATAAAATACGACCGTCTAAAGGTTGGCTAGGTGGCGTCGGTGACCTGTTTCATTGTCCTATGTGTATGGGTTTTTGGGTAGGTGTCTTTTTGTGTGGTGTAAACGACTGGACAGAACTATTTACTTTTGAACATACTATCATAAATTATTTTATTTTAGGATGTTTGAGTTCGGGAACTTCATATATTTTAAACATGATTTTTGGCGACTGTGGAATAAAAATTCAAAAATTGGAGGCAGAAAATGACACGCACTAAGATTATCGCAAAGAGAAACTGGTATCTTCGACCCGTGGCTCGTTGTTGCAAGGGAGCAAGATTCGGGCGGGTTGCGCCCGCTCTTAAGGAAGGATGAAAATGTCTAAAGTATTGTTGAGAGAATATTATGCTTTGTGTGAGGGCGGCGTTTGCCAAGACCTTCTCACTGAAGACGAGAAGAAGTATGTTGCAAATGGCGGCATGATCTTGTCTGGCAAACTGCAAGAGTGCGATGCTAAAAATGGTAA